GAGTCGATCGACACCACCTACATTTTCTTTGATACCAGGAATATCAATCTCGATGACAACTTCACCATCGATCGTGAGTTTGTAATAAGACCAAATAGTCTTTACTGTTATTTCAGTATCATCACCAGCTTTGGCATTACCAAAATCGATTTCTTCGTGACGACCACGAATTACGATTTCGACTGCGGTATCTTCACCAGTATCATCGCGCTGATATGAACCAGCAAAACGCAAACCAATTGCAGAAATGGTTTCAGCACCAAATTGTTGTAAAACAAGTTTATCGATACCACCGAGTTTCCAGGTCATCTCAATCGCATCATCACTAAGACCTAAATCGACCTTAACGTTGCCATTCAAGCCACCGCCTCGCCAGTTTTCGAGTTTACGGCCTAGTTTCGGTAACGTGACTTCACCAGTTTGGCCAAGATATGAATTACCTTCGTTATATAGGTTTGAGAGTTTTAATTTGCTTGGTATAGCCATGATCTAGTCCTTATCCTGCTGTTACACGCGAAGCAAAGTCGACCAAGTAACGGTCAGTAATGCGTTGTCGTAACACTAAGTTTTCAAGTGGTGGAACAGGTGTGTAGTCGTAGTCGATATAGAACTTGCCTGACTTGAGGACTTCTTTTGTATTGATGACTGGATCTAACCAACACTCACCACCGAGTAAATAGTTGCTTTGAGTCATTTCACGCATTTTGGCGTTAATGCCTTCAATAATGTCTTTGGCCAGACCTGGTGTAAGTGGTAAATCAGCCGCCCACATGTGCCCTTCCGCCATGGTATCTGCAAGGATTTGTGCAGTTCTCGTGTAGTTCTCAAATGCGAAAAGAGGGTCGTCAGAACAAGTACGCGAACCCCAAAAACGGAAGCCATCACGTTGGATGAGAGTCGTAATGTCATTTTGGTTTAGATAGCCAGCATCCGTTTCAGGATCTTGCAGCTGCCAATACACATCTTTGCTAATGCCTGTCACACCGTTGACAGCAACGTTAGAAAGCGATTTATGCCAACCTGTTTCATTATCGATTTTTGCTCGTAGGCCAAGTGCTCGAGCAGTCGCTTCAAAAGTAGTGGTCGCATTGGTTGCAGTATCCCAGCCTAAGAAATCAGGCCAGATAAGCATGGCTTCACGTGCACCAAAAGTTTGACGGTACGCTTGAGCTTCTTCTTTCGTTTCACAGCCATTTGCGGAAAGATATGCAAATCCACGTAGCTTTTGAGCCAAAGCGATTAATGCAACGGAAACTGGTGAGGTATCTAAACCAGGAATACCTAAAATTCGTGGTTTTACGCCAAGCTGTGCTTCAGCAGCAAGCAAAGCCTTCATACCTGTATATTTACCGTTGACAGAACCACCAATGATTGCGGACGTTTGTTCTGCAGCATCAGTTTTCTGTTCTACACGTACAACTACGGTGGCAGGATTAGTTTGATCAGCAATCGCTTGAAGCGAGCGTGCTAATGTTCCCTGGTCCCCTGCTTTGTCTAAAGCAGCTTGTACATTTGTAAGCAATACGGGTGTATTTAAAGGAAATTTGGTTGCATCTGCATCGGATGCAGTACATACCATACCAACAACGGAACTTGATACTGTTCGTATTGGTCTGGTGCCATCATTGAGTTCTAAAACTCTGACACCATGGTGATAGTCTTGAGCCATAAAAATAGCCTGTAATCTGGTTAGTTTTCAGATCACAGGCTTACAAATTGAAGTTTTTAAGTCATGTTGTAAGGTTTGTATATGAGTTATATACAAATGAACTTAATCCCCTTCCTTAAACTGTCATTGCATAACGCCACATTTCATCAATTTCATCGTCAGAACGTTTTAAAAGGGTAAGCATGTACTTAACAGACTCATTAGAGCGTTCGAACTTTTCAGATTCGTTATATTCAATTTGAATGCGTGTTTTAAGTACTTGATCTTCAATATTAGCAATGGCCTGCTCTAATGTTTCTAACAATTCGTACTGAAGCAGAGTAAGCTTAAATTGTCGTCTTGTAAGTGGTTTAAATTCAGCAAGTCGCAGTTGCTCTTTCTCTTCATCTGAAAGATATTTTTTCGGGTTAAGATGCCGATCAATTTCTTCACTCGTCATTTCAATTAAATCTGCTTCAAATGCAAATACTTCGCCAGTGTTTTGATTTCTAAAATATTTCATCGTAATTCACTCCATTTTTGAAAATTGCCATTTACTCTATATGTAGATCCGTTGGGAATAAGTACAGAAGTAGGTTTTGATTGGTTATAACCATCTTGGTTACCAATTGACATGACTGTAATACCGTCTACGAGTAAATCGAAAGATCCTGCGTTATTCCAACTCGGGGTTAGGACCATAATTTGAATCGGCTTACCTGTCGTATTCGTATATGTTGTATTTGAGGAACGGCTTGAAGTAACGTCTGACCAGCTTTGTCCCACACCAATCGCATTATTTGAGGTCGTATTAATCGTAATATTTCCCGAACCATCAAAGTTAGCAGAGCCAGAAACTGCGCCTGAAATGGCGATGTTGCGAGGGGTTTGAAGTTTTGTTGCTGTAGCAGCATTTTTTCCAGAATAATACCAACCACCCCATGATTGACCACTATCCCATGATTGCCGAACAGCAAAAAAGACTTCATTACTACCGCCTGTAAAATGCGGATAATACACTTGCGATATCACACCCCCAGATCTATAGACTTGTAAAAATCCATAGCCGTATATTCCAGCCAATCCATTATCGGATGAACAGACATATATGCCTGCTGTTAAGGCTGCATTCAGTTGTGATTCGTTTCCGATACCGCCATTTAAGCGTTGTTCAGCAGTAATGGTAATGTCTTGTGTGCCGTCAAAAGCAACACCATTGATTGTTCTTTGGTTTTGAAGTTTGGTTGCGGTTGCAGCATTGCAGTCAATACCATTGGAATTTAATCGAGCTATGACATTGCCGTTTTCTGCATTGATGAAATTGAATATTCCCCCATAAACTGCAAGATTCATTCGATCAACACCATAACGACCCATATCAATGTAATGATATGAATCGGAAGCAACCATACCCGTTGTCGTAGTTATGTTGCCTGCAACATCATTGGTTCCATCAAAATCAAGACCAAAAATTTTCCGAGTATTTTTAAGTTTGGTCGAACTTGCGGAATTTCCTGATATGTCTGAATCTGTAAAAGCAAATTCTTTTTTATTCAGATAATCAATTGTTCCGTTTGCTCTTACAACACAACTGATCAGTTTTGCTTTACCCGTGAGAATGTCAGTTGAAATAATAAATGTTCCACCATCCATCTGAGATGAAACTAAGCCAGCCGCATACTGCGCGAAAAATTTACCGCTACCATTATCAAAAAATGCCGTCGATTTATCTTTGTAATACTGAATAAAATCTGAATCATTGGTGAAAGATGTTTGTTCAGTTGCAAGTTTTTTTGCTGCAACCGCTGTTGCTGTTTTATCAAGTTTATCTGCACTCAACTGTTGTCGAATGGATATAGGTACATAGTCCGCGTTATATGCAATCGGTAGAACCGTTTCACCATTTACTGAATACGAAGCCGTTCGAATAATTGGGGTGCAGCCTTTGGCCACGTAAACATCATATTTTGTTCCACCACGCGCATAGAATACCGCATTTGAACTAGCTCCCATTTGATTTATACCAAGGATGGGAGATTGTGAACTCCAAAGATATCCGAATGAGTTAATATTGCGATCTACAGTATCTCCACCCCAGGCATCTGGATACTCATTCCAATCTGCAAACACTGAAAATGAACCACCGCCATGTGTAGACCACGGTGCTTGATACGAAGAAAAGAGAGTATCAATTATAAATCTAACTCGTCGTTTGCCCGTGATCGTAGTGGTGACAGGATAGTAGGTATCTTTGTTAAGGGCAGTTAAATCGAGGGTAAATTTATCAAGCAAACTATAGTCAGTTAATGCGTTTAGTTTATCGTTGAGTGTTTTTCCCTGATTCGCTGTTAATGCCTGATCTATTGCTGTACTTGTTAATGTGTCGTTAAGTTGAACAATCCCATTTTGGCTTGTACTTGCAGAACGAATGGTTTGTTGAGAAATTGCGGTAATTTGACCTGCAGCATTTACTGAAATCTGCGGAATCTGAATTGTTGAAGCATAAGATCCAGCAGCCACACCTGAATTTGCCAAAGTTAAAATACATGATGAGTTACCAGAACCATCATAATTAAATGAACCAGTTGCTGCACCCGAATAGCTAATGGTCCGCGCTGTTTGCAATTTAGATGCACTAACTGCATTTGCTGTTTTTTCTAATTTATTGTCATTTAAAACTTTACCCTGCTTTGCAGTCAATGGCTTTGACGCATCATCTGTCGTTAAGTTATCGATCAATTCATTACGATGAATGTAGTTTTTATTTACCCATTCGCGGGTTGCATAAATGAGTGAATCATCAAGATACAATGCAATCACTTCAGCATTTTGAATATTGATCACAATCTTGATCGCAATTTCACGTGCGCCACCTTCATCGGCCAATGGTTTATATGTTGGAGGATAGCTCGCATTGACGACCATCGTATTTCCAGCATAAAGACCAAGTTCACGAATATAAAAACCACCAACATTAGATGGAATGATTGCTTCACAAACGATCTGGTTTGTATTATTTGGATTGATTTCTACAACGTTTAATGCAATTCGTGCTTTTTCATTAATTAAGGCTGTTCGTGTTTCAGATGGCACAGGTACAGATCCATTGCCATCCCCTACCGCAATGTGTGAATAATTGATTTTATTACTTACAGTTGCACCAGCAATTAATGCTTTACCGTTATTGGTTAATATACCTTTATAAGTGGCCATTCTACTTACTCGACAAAAATTGTGACTGTTTCAGCACCGTGACAACCAATAGCAACACGAGGAATACAAAGCGGTTGAACGTTAATAACTAAATTTGTTAGGTGACGTGATGCAGGCTTTGCATCTTTGACAAGCCTGTTTACTTCTGCGTAAGTTGCGTCGGTAAGTTCAAGCCCGTTTAGATCCAGTGTTAAAGAGAAAGTACCTGGTACTCCGTTCGGAACTGTTTCAAACCATTCCTGAAACTCACATGTATATCCAAACTGAGCGAGTACTTCTCGAACAGCAGTTCGTGTACCTTTAATTTGATGTTGTCTAAATGATTTTTTTATTAGTTGGCGTTGAAGTGATGGTTGCCAATCAGTATCCCAACTATCAACTGAGTATTGCCAAGCCAGAAATGACAAAAAATGATCTGGAGCTTGGTCAATTGATGCCAAACTCTTAATTTGAACAGGAAGCTCTAAACTATTTGCACAAACGTCCGTAACGTTACGGTCAAATCGAGTGCTATTAGGAGGCAGTAATTTACTCATTCAACGCCCCCAATAACCACGGAAATATTTTCACAAAACGAGGCTTGTGTTGGAGTTAAAACAACATCTGCAGTTGGATTAAGTAACTCCACTCTATTTACACCATCAACATGTAAAGCTGCATAAATTGCAGACATACGAATAGATCGACCAATACGTTTTTGCTTTTGCGCATACTCAGTAACATTGTTAATGGCTTGAGCAAGTACAGTTGCTGCTTCAGGATCTTTACCGATGTATAGCTTGGCATTAATTGAATAATTAATAATTTCAGCAGATATAACTGTGACACGATCTCCTATTGGCCGCTTTTCTTCAGCATTTGCTGCCTTGTCGACAATCTGGACAAGCTCAGGGGAAGCAGATCCTGTTAAAGAGTCCGCTTGCAGAATGGTCAAAGTAACATGGGCTGGCATTGGTGAAGTAATTGAAACGTCAGCAACACGGCCATCAGCATCACGCGCAATTTTTTTATAAGCTGCTTCTGGTCCAGCTACCGACAATGAATCAAATGCAAGTTGGATACGTTCACGAAAAGCTGGATCTGATTCATAGACAGCAGGAACAGGTGGCGTTTTTGTATTGTCTGCAGGCTTAATAATCAGACGTTTAACATTGTAATTTGCGCCTAGTTGATCTAAATCATTTTTTTCCGCATAAGCCAATAATAAGCCACGTGCTGCGGTATTAATCCGATTTCTTAACACTGTTTCACGATAAGAATTTTCTTCAATGTATTTCGTCAAAGGCTCACTTTCACGGTTAAGTACTTCAGTAATCTGTGGTTTTTGATCATCTGGAAATCTATTAATTAAGTCTGCCTTTCGTTCGGCTAAGATAACTTCATAATCTATCGTTTCAATAATGTCAGGTGGAGCAAGCTGGCTAAAATCGACGCTCATGATGAAGCCCCCATTTGAAGTGGAATATTTAAATTTAGGGACTGGCCAGTAATGGTATGGACTGTCTCAAGATCTAACTGCATAAGCCCTGAAGCGATCTTGGAAATGTTGATATTTTCAATACTGATGCGTTTTTCCCATCTAGTCACAGGTGTATAAATTGCACTGTAAATTTTTAGAACAAGTACATCATTCATAGGTTGGTCGATAAGGTCAGGCACTATCGAACCGTAGTCGCCACGCATGACACGACTCCCTAAAGGAGTAGTCACAATGTCTTCAATTGATTGCTCTATACTTTCGATTTCTGAAATTGTTACGCCAGAATGACGTGAGATCATGGTACTGGTCCTCCAGAAGTTTCACCGCCACCCTTAACACCAGAGGTTTTATGTTTCGTTAGACTTATCTTTCCTGCGATAACATCCG